TAGATTATGATCAGATGATTTGGGAGTTTGGAACAGAAAATAATCCAGACTGGGTACATGTAAGTTATATATCAGAAGATGTTAACAGAAGAAGATGTTTACAAGCTTATAAAGAAAATGGTAAAACAAAATATAAAGTAATATAATGGCATACGTACAGCATAGATCTCCTTTTACAAAACTTAGAAAAACAACTAAAGGTGAAGGAAGAAATTTTAGAAGTGCTGAAGAAGGTGCTGGTATGACCAACAAAGGTGTTGAAGAATATAAAAAACAAAACCCTGGTAGTGAATTAAAAACCGCAGTAACAGGTAAAGTTAAACCTGGTAGCAAAGCTGCTGGAAGAAGAAAATCGTTTTGTGCTAGATCAAGAGGTTGGAAAGGTGAAAGAGGTAGAGCTGCTAGACGTAGATGGAAATGTTAAATAAAAAAAAAAAAAAATAAAACATTATGATTAGAAATTATTATACTGAAGCTTTTAAAGGTGGTGTTACACCAGTTGTCAGTGGTACTCAATTAATTGATGGTACGGTTAAAATAACGGAATCAACAACAGCAACATCAGTTACTAATGCAGCTACGTCTGTAACTATAGTACTAACACTTAATGCTTCTATAAAAAGAGGTATGTATATTACAGGACCTACAGTGGCTCCTAGTCCAATAACTATAAATGATAATCTTATAGTTGAGCAAGTTGTACATGCAACTAACACTACAGTAACATTAAGCAAACCTATTCAAATGAATTCTGGTCAAACATTAACATTTTTTAATGTAAACCAAAATAGTTGGAAAGAATATAGTTTATATGTAGGTATTTCACCAGAACAAGGTAACAGTTTTGGATCAGTAACTAGTGCAACAGCAAATTTGTCAGCTGCTGCTCAAAAAGTTGTAACTTATAAGGTTGCTAATCCATATATTCAGTCAGGAATGAATGTTTATGATGATGGTGTTTTAGTTGGAGTTGTTGATGTGGTAAATACTGCTAACCAACTAACGTTAGTAGATAACTTAGCTGCTCTTATAGCTAATGATTCAGTTTTGACTTTTTCATTTAGTGTATTACCTAGTGTATCTGTTTTAACTGTTGACAACCAAACAATGACATTTAATAATCCTGCTCAAGGATTTGTATTGCCAGTTTCAGTTGTTCAAGTAACTGCAGTAGCCGGAGGTATAACGGCTGCAAGTTTAATTGCATTACACTAGTATTATGGCTTATATACAATCTCCATTATTAAAAAAGTTTCCTGAAATAAAAGAAAGTAATAAAGGCAAATTTACAGCTTGGGCTAAAAAGAATGGTTTTAAAGATGCTTGTTCTGCTGCTAGTGCTGTAATGTCAAAACAAAAAGAATATTCACCGGCGGTGGTCAAAATGGCTAACTACGCTAAAAACTTCGGATGTAAATCCAAATAAAAAAAACTATGGATACAAAAATTACTAAAGGTAATGTGAAGTCTGCCATCAAGGATGATAAAGCTCACATGGATTATTTAAAGCGAGATGTTTTATATGATCAAAAAAAAGGAGGAAAAAACAAAGATATTAACCAAACAGCTGATGAAAAACATATATCTAAATTAGCTGGCGATGTAAGACATGATGAAACATTTTTGTCTAAACATATGAAACACAATAAATAATCATGGGAATAGGTAAAAAAATGACAAAAGGAATGATTCACGGAGGAGTGGATCTTTCACACAAAGGACCAAAAATGAGTGGTAAAGCTAAAAGCTTAGAATCATATCCAGGCGGTGTGCCAGGACCAGGTGAGTACGGTAGTATGAACAATAAAGTCGTAGGAAAAGGTATGATGAAATATATGGCTGGAGAACCTGTAGGTATGGCTAAATACAAAACAGATGCTCAAAGAAAAGCCGCACATGCTAGCATGGCTGAGCAAGGAGCTGGAAAATATGGCAAACATATGGGTCCTGAAAAAGAACTAGTTGGTAAACAAAAAAATTTACCAGAAGAACTTAAAGCTAAAATTGAAGCTGCTCCAGGGAAATATGGACACAAAAAAGGACCTGCTAAAAAAAAATACATACAAGACAAAGAAAGTAAAATAGAAGGAAAAGCGGTAAGAATTATCGGTAGCGGATCTGGAAAAGTTTTAGCTTCAAGAAATAAAAAAGAAGTTGGTAAAAAATACAAAAGCAGTGGCCCTGGAAATTTTGGAAGTGGATATGGTGTAAGCACTACAGGTAATGACAAAAAGAAAAAAGAAAATAGTTCTATGTCTGATGCAGAAAAAATCAAGGCTTCAAAAACTAAAAAAGAAGCTGCTGGAAATAAAAAGAAAGCAGAAGGACAAGCTGATTTAAAGACAGCTAAAGAAACTGCATTTATTTCAAGAGGTAGTGGTGAAGATTCTAAACTTTCTACTAGAAAAGAAAGAAGAACAGCTATAAGAGCAGCTAGAGCTAAAAAAAGAGCTGGTAGAAAAGAAGCTAGAAAAGCTAGAAAGAAAACAGTTATTAAACAAAAAATTTAATAAACCCAATAACACCATTATTTATATACCAATTAACAATTAATTATTAACAAAAAAAACAATTATTATGGCAGGTTATTTAGAAATCCCTATCACGGGTGGAACAGGAGCAACTTCAATTACAAACAAAGTTGTAATTTCAAAAGAGAGTATTATCTCTATTCAACAAGGTACAGTTGGAGCTCCACAAACAAATCCAACAACATTAACTCATATCTTATGTTCAGATGGTATTGAGTTTCAACTTACTCACACTGCAGCAGCTGCTGGTTTTTCAGTACTAGATTCTCTTCTTGAAGGGTGGACTGGTTCTCCAGGAAATGGTGTATCTAAAGTAGGTGGTATTCCAGCAACAGTTAGTGCAACTGGACAAGCTCTTACTTTTGTAACATTTACTCAATTAGTAATATCATAAGTATGAAACCTGGTTTAGGTGATAAAATAGAATCTTTCACTAAGGCTACTGGTATCAAAAAAATCGTTGACACAGTTTCACAGGGTTTAAACATACCCTGTGGCTGTGAAAAACGTAAAAACGTATTAAATAAAATGTTTCCTGGAAAATGAGTTTTAAATTAAAATCACCTTTTACAAAACATGCTACTCCAATAGTTAATATGCCTATGGAAGAAAACGTTATGGGTAGAGCTGATAAACGAGGAAATATTTTAATAAATAAAGATTTAACAGATCCTAAACAAATAGAAGATACTATTAATCATGAAAATGTTCACATTGAACAGATGAAGTCTGGTAAATTAGATTATGATGATAAAGCTGTTTATTTTAAAGGTAAAAAATTTTTAAGAAAAGAGTTTAACGAATCAAACAAGAATTTACCTTGGGAGATAGAAGCTTATAAAGCAGGATAATTATGTCTAAACCTAAAAAAAAATTTAAAGATACTAAGGTAGGAAAATTCTTACTAGGTAAATCAGGTATTATAAATGTAATAGGAGATATATTGCCTGATCGTGGTGCACTAGGCATGGTTAAAAACCTTATAGACAAGGATGAAGACTTACCACCACAAGACAAAGAAATAGCTCTTAAATTATTAGAGCAAGATATGACTGAACTACAAGAAATTTCAAAACGTTGGGAAAGCGATATGAAATCAGATAGTTGGTTATCTAAAAACACACGACCAATGACATTGATATTTTTAACAACATCTCTTGTTATTTTTATTTTGTTAGATGGTTTTGATATAGCATTCAGTATTGATACTGGGTGGATTGATCTTTTAAAATCACTTCTAATAACCGTTTATGTTGCCTATTTCGGTTCAAGAGGTGCAGAGAAATTTAAATCAATAGGCAACAAATAATTAAATTTAATAAAATGAGTGAAGCTAAACAAATGATTACCGAAGACCAACTGAAAAAAATTCAGGACTTTCAAAAAGAATTAAACAAACTTTTAAATGAAGTTGGATTTTTAGAAGCCCAAAAAGCCCAAGTATTAGGAAAATTTGGTGAAGTTAACAAGCAAACTGAAGATTTCAAAAAAGAGTTAGAAAAAGAATACGGATCGATTAATATTAATCTTGAAGACGGATCTTTTGAACCTATCGAAAAAGAAGAAGACAAGAAAGAGTAATGTCATCTGTTATTAGAAAAATTAGTATTGGTTCTGATTATAAAACCGATGCAATGCATTATTCTTTGACCCAGTCAGTATATGGAGGTCATACTATATCTCATATACTCTTTGATACAAAAGATAATTCTTATAACATTTACATTAAAAAAAACAACGAGGTATTGCCGTGGAAGAAATTTAATTCTAACATGGCTATATCCGTTGAGTATGATTTAGAGTATTAATGAAAAGTTTATTTGATTTTATCGTTGAGCCTTACGGCCAGCGATATAATAATAAAGTAAAGGTAGGTGACAAAAGCCTTATAATTAACACTCAAGTCGAAACTTTTAAAGCTGTAAATAATATAGCAAAAGTTATAGAAGTACCTTTATCATATAAAACACCAGTTAAAAAAGGTGATTTAATAATGATTCATCATAATGTATTTAGAAGATGGTATAATATGAGAGGTGAAGAAAAAAATAGTAAGTCGTATTTTAAAGACGGTTTATATTTTGTACAACAAGATCAAGTTTATTTATATAAAAATAAAGACAAATGGTTATCATTTGGTGATAGATGTTTTGTTGCACCACTCAAAGATAAAATTGAAATACATAACGTTTTAGAACAAAACCTTATTGGTGTATTAAAATATGGTAATAGTGCGTTAGAAGCGCTAGAAATAAACGAGGAAGATGTTATAGGCTATAAACCTTTTGGTGAGTATGAATTTATTGTAGATGGTAAGCGCTTATATTGTATGAAATCAAATGATATTGTAATTAAATATGAACGTCAAGGAAACGAAACAGAATATAATCCTAGCTGGGCACAAAGCAGTTGAGGAATTAATAAAAGTTGCTAAAGAAGCTATTGTTGATTCTGATGATGATATATCAGCTGATAGATTAAAAAACGCTGCAGCCACTAAAAAGCTAGCTATATTTGATGCTTTTGAAATACTTAATCGTATTAAAGAAGAAGAAGATATGTTAAATGAAAAACCAAAAGAAGAAAAAAAAGAAAAAGCTTTTGGAGGTTTTGCAGAAAGACGATCTAAATAATGTACAAGCAAACGTTGTATAAAGTAATTGATCATATAAAACCACACGTAATTAAAAGGTTAAATAAATCTAAAAAGTGGAAATATGGTTACAATAAAGATTATGATGTTATTGTTATATCTCAAACTGGTCAAATAGGTGAGATATATGAAATACAAAATCTTAAAATAGCGTTACCAAATGAAAACAATGTTGATAAAGAAAATGACAAGTGGACTGTTCATGAATATCCTAAAACATTAAAAAAAATAAAAACGATATTTGATTGGAAACAATATCCAGATGATTTTAAAAAGAAATGGTATGCATATATTGATAGAGAATTTGCTAGACGTCACGAAGGCTATTGGTTTACTAATAAAGGTAAATCTACCTATATTACTGGTACTCACTACATGTATTTGCAATGGTCAAAAATTGATGTTGGGCAAGCAGACTTTAGGGAAGCAAATAGATTATTCTACATTTTCTGGGAAGCTTGCAAAGCAGATACAAGATGCTACGGAATGTGTTATCTTAAGAACAGAAGGTCAGGATTCTCTTTTATGGCATCGGGCGAAACTGTTAACATGGCCACAATATCAAGCGATGCTAGATTCGGTGTCTTATCAAAGTCAGGGTCTGATGCTAAAAAAATGTTTACCGACAAAATCGTTCCAATCTCCGTTAATTATCCGTTCTTCTTCAAACCGATTCAAGACGGTATGGATAGGCCGAAAACAGAGCTTGCATACAGGGTTCCGGCTAGTAGATTCACTAGAAAAAAATTAGATACTAACGAACAGTTAGAAGAAATTGAAGGATTAGATACAACTATTGACTGGAAAAATACAGGTGATAATAGTTATGATGGTGAAAAATTAAAACTACTTGTACACGATGAAAGTGGTAAATGGGAAAAACCTGATAATATATTAAATAACTGGAGGGTTACAAAAACTTGTTTACGATTAGGTTCTAGAATTATAGGTAAGTGTATGATGGGATCAACGAGTAATGCTCTTGATAAAGGTGGTAGAAACTATAAAAAAATATATGATGACTCAGATGTTACCAGAAGAAACCGCAATGGGCAGACTAGCTCGGGATTATATAGCTTGTTCATACCTATGGAATGGAACTACGAAGGATACATTGACTCTTATGGGTTACCTGTCTTCGAGACGCCAGAAAAACCAAAAAAAGGTCCAGACGGTTACCCAATTGAAATCGGCGTTATTGAACATTGGGAAAATGAAGTAGATGGTCTTAAGAACGATCCTGATGCACTTAATGAATTATATAGACAGTTTCCACGTACTGAAAAACACGCCTTCAGAGATGAAACAAAACAATCTTTATTTAATCTAACTAAGATTTACGAACAAATAGATTACAATGAAGATTTAAAACATTCAAATGTTGTAACTAAAGGTAGTTTTCAATGGCAAGATGGTGTTCAAGATACAAGCGTTATTTTTGTTCCTAGTAATCAAGGTAGGTTTTTAGTTTCTTGGGTACCAAATATAAATCAACAAAATAGAGTTATTGTTAAAAACAATAGAAAATATCCAGGTAATGAACATATGGGTGCTTTTGGTTGTGACAGTTATGATATATCCGGAACAGTGGATGGTAGAGGGTCAAAAGGTTCTTTACATGGTTTAACTAAGTTTAGTATGGAAGATGCTCCTGCTAATTTATTTTTTTTAGAATATATAGCTAGACCTCAGACTGCAGAGATATTTTTTGAAGATGTACTTATGGCTTGTATATTTTATGGTATGCCAATACT